CGCGAAATCGCGCTAGAAAGTGGGCGGGCAAAAAGTCCGGTTTGCAGTCCGAACACCACCGGAAGTCCGGTATGGCTGTAGAACTCATCTCTAAAACGGCGTATGCCCGTCTGCGCGGTTGCGACGAAAAGGCGGTGCGCAAGGCGGTGGCCGAAGGTCGGATCAGTTTGATCAACGGCAAGATCGACCCGGCGGTGGCGGACATCCAGTGGGCGCGCAACACCCGGGCCCGTGCCTCGCAAGCCGCCCCGTCTGCGAATCCAGCCCAGGCTGAAATCGGCAACAGCACCGAGCCCACGGCGCCGGCTGCAGCCGCACCTGGTGCAAACGTCGCCACAGAAAAAGCGGCCACGGATCCGAGCTACATGCAATTCCGTATGCGGCGCGAAGAGGCTGATGCCCAGATTGCCGAAATGAATGCAGCCAAGATGCGCGGCGCCATGCTGATGCGTGACGATGTGGACCGGGCCATGTTCGAGGTGGGGCGTGAGCTGCGCGACACGCTGACGGCATGCGCCCGCCGCATCGCCTCCGAAGTGGCCTCCATGACTGCCGCCGAGGCCTGCGAAGAAGTGATCGACCGGGAGCACCGCATTGCCCTGCAGCTGCTGGTGACCTCGTGCCGCGAGAAGTTGGGCGCCTCCATGTCGGGGACGGCATCATGAGCAACATGCACGACGGTTACCAGGCAGTGCTCGATGCCATGGCCCGTGGCCTGGAGCCGGACCCCAACTTGACGGTGGACGCCTGGTCTGATGAATACATGCAGATCCCCAAAAGCACGGGCAGCAACGAGGCCGGCAAGTACCGCACCAGCCGCACACCGCACGCGCGTGAAGTGATGCGCTGGCTGTCTGATGACCACCCTTGCAAGCGCGTGGCGCTCATGGGCGCATCACAAATGCTCAAGACCCAGGTGGGCTTGAACTGGCTGATGGCTACCATTCACCAGTCGCCCAGCAACTTCTTGTGGCTGGTGCCCACAGGCAAACTGCACAAGCGCGCTGCGGCCCGGATCGACAAGACCATTGCCGCCATTCCCCAGATCCGCGATCGGGTGGCGCGGCCGCACAGCCGTGACAGCAACAACAACAACGACATCAAGGAATACGTGGGTGGCGCCCTCTACCTGGCCACCGCCGGCGCCGCCGCCAACCTGTCCGAGCTGTCGGTGCGCCGTGTTTTGTTTGACGAAATCGACCGGGCTAAGGAAAATGTGGGCGGGGAGGGCGACCCGTCGGAGCTGGCCGAAACCCGGCAAACCACGTTTGAGCGCAACCGCAAGGCGTACTACCCCAGCTCACCCACCATCGAGGGCGAAAGCCCCATCGAAAACCTGTTCAAGCGTGGCACCCAGCGCGAGGCCCTGGCCGAATGTATTCATTGCGGTCACCCGCAGCCGCTTGACTTCTTCAATTTGATTCGCAGCGAAGACGGCAAACGCGCCATGTACCCCTGCAGCGAATGCGGCGGTCTGCATGAAGAGGGCGACAAGACCCGCATGTTCGTGCGCGGTCTGTGGAGCGATGGCCATGCGGGCGACGGCGAAACAGAAAGTGGCATGATCTCGGCCATGTTCCTGCCGTATGGCTGGATCCCGTGGATCTCGCTGATGCGCCAGTACGACATGGCCAAGGCCAAACTGGATGAAGGTAGCGAAGAGGCCATGATCGTGTTTTACAACACGCGCCTGGCCAAGTGCTGGGCACGCTCCAAGGAATCGACACGGTATGACACACTGATGGCCCGTGCTGAAGATTACCGTCTGGGCAGCGTGCCCATGGGTGGCCTGATCCTGACTGCGGCCATCGACACCCAGGCCTATCGCCTCGAGCTCAAGGTGGTGGCCTGGGGCGAGAACATGGAATGCTGGGTGGTTGATTACCAGGTCATTCACGGCTCGCCTTCAGAAGTTGAGACCTGGGCCAAGGCGGACGAACTGCTCAAGGGGCGGTACCGCCACGCTGGTGGCGCCATGCTCAACATCAGCGCCGCCTTTGTCGACTCGGGCGGATCCGCTACGCAGGACGTGTACAACTTCACATCGAGCCGCAAGCGCCGCAACATCTTTGCCGTCAAAGGCCACTCGCGGCCGAACCGCCCCATCGTCAGCGGCAAGCCCAGCCAGGTCGATGTGACTTGGCGCGGAAAGACAGAGAAAAAAGGTGCTCAGCTCTGGCTCATCGGCCCCGACACGTCCAAAGACTATCTGCAGTCGCGCTGGAACCGTGCCGCCGGCCCGGGCGCTGTGCACTTCAGCAAGGACTTGCCAGAGACTTATTTCAAGGGCCTGACCGCCGAATACCGCACCTACGGCTACAAACGCGGTCGCAAGGTCAGTTGGTGGGAGCAAAAAAAAGGCGAAGCCAACGAACCGCTTGACCTGATGGTCTACAACCTGGGCGCCGCCTACTACCTCGGTCTTCACAAGAAAAGCGAACATGGCTGGCAGTCCTTGCGCGATCGGCTGGTGCCATTGTCGGGCGACCTGTTCCAGCAAGACCCACCCGCATCACAAGCTGCAGCCACATCTGTGCAGACGCCTGCACAGTCTGACGCCGATCCCAGCAGCTCACCCGACCGCTTTGCCGAAAGCACACCACCAAACCAGCGCCAAACGACTACACCCGCTGCGCCAATCGTCCAGGCCTCCAAGGTCTATGGCGGCAAGATTTCACTGGGCACAGGCACCAGGCGGGGTGGCTGAACATGCGCCTGGAAAACACCGACCGCGATCTTGACATCGTCCAGGCCATCCTGGAGCTTGTCGCCGCAACCACGCCTGACCTGACGCCTGAAAAAGTGCGCGATATCGAAACCGCCGTGCGCGCCAAATATGGTGGCCTGCGGTCACGCATTGCCAAGCGCAAACAGCACCCTACCAATGAGCAGCGCGACAAGGCGGTGCGTGACGCCCTGGCGCAGTCCAATGTGGACGTGCCCACCGATCAGATTGCCGAAAACAACGGCATCAGCCGGCGCACGCTGTACCGTTACCTGAAACGTGGTGCGTGAAAAGTAGTGCCAATTTGCCCTATTTTTTATGGACGCAAATTTTTAGACTGCCAGCACTATGGCAGGAATCACACTCGCGCAAGCTGAAGCCCAGCTCACCCTCTACCTCGCGGCCGAATCGGCCGTGTTGACAGGCCAGTCCTACGAAATTGCCGGGCGCAAGCTGACCCGTGCCGCCTTGGGGGAGATCCGCACCGGCATTACCACCTGGGATGCCCGCGTCAAACAACTCAGTCTGCGCGCCACCGGCCGGGGCCGCTCACGCACCATTGTGGTGGGCGGCTGATCATGGACAAAGCCAAACGCCACAATCCAAATTTCGAGCCGACGTTGATCGAGCGAGCGCTCGCCCACGTCGCCCCCAAGACCGCGCAGCGTCTGCTGCAGGGCCGCATCAAGTTCGAAGCCATGGCCGTCATGAGCCGTGGCCTGGGTGGCTACATTGGCGCCCGCCGCGACCGGGCCGCCACTGCCGACTGGAACCCGGGTGGTGGGTCACCGGCGGCAGACATTTCGCCCGACCTGCCCATGCTGCGCGACCGCTGCCGCGACCAGGTGCGCAATGCGCCCGTGGCGCTGGGCGCCATCAACACCGATGTGCTGCACGTCATCGGCACCGGCCTGAGCTACAACCCGGCCATTGACGCCAAACGCCTGGGCCTGACTGAGGCGCAAGCGCAGGCCTGGGGCGAAGACACCAAGTGGCGCTTTGGCAACTGGGCCGGCTCGCCTGACTGCGACTACCGCCGCCAGCTCGACTTCTATTCGATCCAGGAACTTGATTACCGCGCCTGGAAAGAAAGCGGCGACTGCTTTGTACTCACACCCATCATGAAGCGCAGCGGGCGCAACATGCTGGTGCTGCAGACCGTGGAGGCCGATCGCGTTTGCAACCCCATGGGCCAGCAAGACAGCGACGAATTGCTGGATGGTGTGGTGCTGGAGCCCGGCACCGGCATACCCATTGCGGTCCATGTGGCCAAGCGCCACCCCGGCGACTGGCGCGGCGCGGCCAACGAATGGACCCGCGTGGAACTGCGCGGCGCCACCACCGACCGCAAAAACGTGTTGCACCTATACGACACCCTGCGCCCCGACCAGGTGCGCGGCGTGCCGTGGCTGGCCCCCATCATCGAACCCCTCAAGCAGCTGCAGAAGTGGAGCGACTCCGAACTGAACGCGGCCGTGGTCTCCAGCATCTTTGCCGTCTTCATGGAGATGGACGCCGAAGCATTCCAGGATTTGTACGACGAAGACAGTGCCAGCAAGATCGTCAACAACGCAGAGAAATGGTCCGGCAAACTGGAAAGCGGCAAGGTGGTCAACTTGCTGCCCGGAGAAAAAGCCAACATGCAGGCACCGGGCCGGCCCAACCCGGAATTTTCCCCGTTCTGGGACGCCATGGTCACACAAATGGGCATGGCCCTTGGCATGCCCAAAGAGGTGCTGACCATGCACTTCCAAAGTTCCTACACCGCCGCCCGTGGCGCGCTCATCATGGCCTGGCGCTCATTCAGCCAGCGGCGCGAGAAAACCGCAAAGATGCTGTGCCAGCCCGTGTTCGAGCTGTGGCTGGCCAACGAAGTGGCCGAGGGCCGCATTGCCTGCCCCGGCTTCTTTGCCGACCCCGACATTCGCGCCGCTTGGTGCGCCTCGACTTGGACCGGCGACGGCCCCGGCTCGGTGGACCAAGTGAAGGACGTGACCGCTGCAGAGAAACGTGTCGCCCTGGGCATCAGCACTGTAGAAGCCGAATCCATGGCTTACGACGGCAAGGACTGGGAAGCCAAACACCGCCAGCGCGCCAAGGAAGTGGCGCTGCAAAAACGCGACGGCACCGCACCCGCGCTGCTACCCGGCGCCCAGCCCGCACCGTCGGGTGCCGCTGACCCTGCCGACCCCAATGATGACCTGGGTGACGACGACACCGAAGCCGAAGGCCTGCCGCTGCAGCGCCAAAAAAAGTAGTGCCAATTTGCCCTATTTTTTTCAACTCCAAATTTTTACAGTCAAGGCTCCTGATTCATCAACGCAAAGAATTTTGATTAATTGATTGAAGCCGCCATGAACATTTAAACCGCACAAATAACCATGAAACTTCTCGACCTACTCACCGCACCCTGGGCCATTGCCCCGGACAAGCTGCGCGAGATCCAGGCGATCTACACCACGCACCTGCGCGGCGAGAAGATCGACATCGACGCCATCGAAGCCCGCTTGGGCCGCCCACTGGCCAATGAACAGCAAGACTACGAAATCCGCGATGGCGGTGTGGCCGTGCTCAGCCTCGAAGGCGTGATGGCACCCAAGGCTAATTTGTTCATGCGCGTCAGCGGTGGCGTGTCCACGCAACTGGCCAACACGCAAATTGAAAGCGCCATGGCCGACCCCCGCGTCAACGCCCTGGTGCTGGCTATCGACTCGCCCGGCGGCTCAGTCTTTGGCACCCCCGAGCTGGGCGCCACGGTGCGCGAGCTCTCCGCCATCAAACCCATCGTCACCGTGAGCGACGCCACCCTGGCCAGCGCGGCCTATTGGGTGGGCAGCGCCGCCAATGCCATTTACATCAGCGGGCCCACGGTGCAGGTCGGCTCCATCGGTGTGGTGGCCAGCCACAGTTACGACCCCAAAGCCACCGGCGTCAAAACCGACATCACGGCGGGCAAATACAAACGCATCGTCAGCGACGGACCCCTGACGGACGAAGGCCGCGCTTACATGCAGGGCCACGTCGACCACCTCTATTCCGTGTTTGTCGATGCGGTCGCCAGCCACCGCGCGACCACGGTTGAATCCGTTTTGGCCAACATGGCCGACGGCCGCATCTTCATCGGCCAACAAGCCATTGACCACGGCCTGGTCGACGGCTATGCCACTGTCGATGCCATGGTGGAGCAACTCGCCACCAACCCCGCCAAATTCTCCCGTCGCCAAAAAGCCGTGTTTGCGCTTGGCGGCCTACCCAAGTCACCCCCCGCAGCGGCCGCCGGTGTGCAGCCGTCTGCAAACAAACCTGAGCCGGTGCTGCTCGCAACCTCAAACCCCCCACTGAAAGGATCCACCATGGACCGCGCCACCCTGGAGCAGCAGCACCCCGCGCTGTTTGCTCAACTCCAAACCGAATTCGCCGCGCTTGGCGCCACTGCCGAACGCACCCGCATCCAGGCCGTTGAATCTGCCCTGATTCCCGGCCATGAGGCCCTGATTGCCGGGCTCAAATTTGACGGCAAAACCAGCGGCGGCGACGCCGCCCTGGCCGTTAACCAGGCCGAGCGCACCATGCGCACGGCACAGGGTGCCGCCGCCAATGCCGAAGCCCCCAAGCCC